AAACATTGCTACACTTTTAGGAAATGTAGTTGACGCACTTCCTTCTGCTGTTTACGGTAAAGATGACTTGACAATATATGTGCCTACAATTGCATATCAAGCGTATATCCGTTCATTAGGAGGATTTGGAGCATCTGGTTTAGGTGCTGCTGGTACAGATAGTAAAGGTTCACAATGGTATAACATGGGCAATGCTCTTAGCTTTGAGGGAATCAAAATACAGCTTGCTACTGGAATGCCATCAGACCACATCGTAGCTGGACAGGCGTCTAACTTGTTCTTTGGAACAGGATTGCTTGCTGACCACAACGAAGTAAAAGTTATAGACATGCAGGATATTGACGGAAGTCAGAATGTTCGAGTAGTAATGAGGTTTACTTCTGGTGTACAGTATGGTATTGGTTCTGACCTTGCCCTTCTTACTTTAGCATAATAATTGTTTAACTTAAAAGGGTGGTTAACGCTGCCCTTTTCACTAAAAAAAATATAAATAATGGCTTGTGATTTAACTGGAGGAAGATTAAGACCTTGTAAAGATGCCGTAGGTGGTATAAAAAAGATTCACTTTGTTGATTTCGGAGACTTAGGTACTTTAACAATAGGTACTAGCGATGAAATTACCGATATGAGTGGAACTTTTGATTATTACACTTATGATGTTAAGGGTAACTCTTCCTTAGAAACAAATATTACATCCTCTATGGAGAATGGAACAACATTCTTTGAGCAGGTTGTAAATCTCACACTATTTAAACTAACTAAAGAGGATAACAAAGAATTGAAACTTATGGCGTATGGCAGACCACACGTTATTGTTCAGACTTTTGATGATAAATTCTTATTAGTTGGTGCTGATAATGGTGCTGATGTAACTGGTGGTACTGCTGTAACTGGTACTGCTATGGGAGACCTAAATGGATATACACTTACTTTAACTGCAAACGAACTTCGTATGCCATCCTTTATTGATGGTGCTACTGATGCAGACCCATTTGCAGGTATGACAAGTGCTACTGCTACTGAAGGAACTCAGAGAGACCCTTCATAAATTTAATAGGGGTATAAATTTAAAAGGGGGCTTAATTGCCCCTTTTTTTGTATCTTTGAAACAAATAAAGTCATTGTTATTACTTTAGTATGCGTGTATTAACAACATCCACAAGCGACCAGACTATTAAGATTGCAGCGAGAAGAGACGTAGTAGGCAATCTTAGTCTTGAGGTTACAAACAAGTCCACTAGAAAGACTGACTCTTACACATCTAGCGTTGAGTGGCAGGAATACAATGTTTCTTGGGAAAACTCAGATGTTAGCTGGGAATCAGGAGGCTTCACATCATCTCAAGGAGATATATTCTTAGAGATAACAAATAAGTATGCGCTTAAAGAGGGTAATTACTATACGCTGAAGTTAATTGATGACAACGGTGAATTATATAGAGACGTTGTATATTGCACAGACCAAACTGATTACGATAAGTACAACCCTAATAAGAATAAATACACACAAGAGAGTAGCTTTGATGATAGCTATATTATATTATGAAAGACGAAAGCACAATACATATTGTACAGTTAGGTTCTTACTCTAAACCAGAGGTAAAGGAATACTATAACGAGGATTGGGTATCTTACGGAGATGATAATGATTATTTTAATTATCTTATAGATAGATACAACGGAAGTCCTACTAATAACGCTGCTATCAACGGCATATCTGAAATGATTTATGGAAGAGGTCTTGATGCGACTGACAGTAAAGATAAAGAGGCGGAGTATAAGGAAATGAAAGAGCTTCTTAATAAGAATGTCATAAAACGCATAACTCATGATTATAAAATGATGGGTCAGGCTGCGCTTCAAATTATATACACCAAAGACCGCTCTAAAATTGCTAACGTAGCGCATATACCAGTAGAAACCTTAAGAGCCGAGAAATGCAACTCTAAAGGCGAAATAGAGGGGTATTTCTATCATAGTGATTGGTCTAAATACAGGTCAAGTGATAAACTCACAAGAATACCTGCTTTTGGCACTTCAAAACAATCTATTGAGATACTGTACATAAAACCATATAGAGCTGGTTACAAATACTATTCTCCAGTAGATTATCAAGGAGGTTTACAATATGCCGAATTAGAAGAAGAGATTGCCAACTACCACATAAATAATATTCAGAATGGACTTTCGCCAAGTATGCTTATTAACTTTAACAATGGTACTCCAGATGCAGAGCAAAGGGATGCTATTGAAACGAGCATAATGAATAAGTTTAGCGGTAGTTCTAACGCAGGTCGTTTTATACTAGCGTTTAACGATAGTAAAGAGCTTGCAGCGACTATTGAACCAGTACAGCTATCAGATGCCCACCAGCAGTATCAATTCTTATCAGATGAGAGTATGCGTAAGGTGATGGTATCACACCGTATAGTATCACCTATGCTTGTAGGTATAAAAGACAATACGGGTCTTGGAAATAACGCAGAAGAATTACAGACTGCTTCTGTTCTTATGGACAACACAGTTATAAGACCAATGCAGGTTACAATACTTGATGAACTTGAGAAGATACTTGAGTACAACGGAATAGACCTTGACATTTATTTTAAGACGCTACAACCTCTTGAATTTACTGACTTGACTAATGCTATTAGTGAAGCTGAGATAGAGAAGGAAACAGGCGTTAAAAAGGATATAGAAGAGGAAGTCAAGGAAAAGGTAGAGGAACAAATTGAAAATGTAGAATAAAATGCCATCAGCACTATTTATAAAAAGAAGCGATTTAATAAACAACACTGCTCTTAGCGGTAATATAGATACTGATAAATTTATTCAGTTCATTAAGATAGCTCAAGATATACATGTTCAGAACTATATAGGTTCAGATTTGTACGACAAAATATCAAATGATATTATAGCAGGAACATTATCTGGAGACTATCTAAACTTAGTAAATGACTACATACAACCAATGCTTATTCACTTTGCTATGACCGAATACCTACCCTTTGCAGCCTACACTATTGCTAATGGCTCTGTTTATAAAAAGGGAGCTGAGAATAGCACTACTGTAAATAAGGATGAGATTGATTCTTTAATTGCAAAGGAGAGAGATTATGCCGAGTATTACACTCAGAGATTTATAGATTACATGAGCTTTAATGCTCCAAGTAAATTCCCTGAATATTACAGCAGTAATAATGAAGATGTTACACCAGATAAAAATGCCTTGTTTAACGGATGGATGCTGTAAGTAAATATAAACCTAAGAAAGATAACGAAAACAAATTGAAGTGTTACTTAAATATTAATACTTCTGGTAATAAAGAAAAAAAGATAAATAATGGCAAGTTTAACAGGCAATAAGATAAAGGACACTTACAAGGGTCTGATAAAAACTACTGACAACGCTGAATTAGGCGCAACCGCAAAAGAGCTTACTGATGGTAACGGTAATGGCTCTGGTGTTACATTAGATAACGCTGGTAACGTAACAGCTACATCTTTTACAGGCGATGGTTCAGGTCTTACTAATTTGCCTAGTGGTGCTGTTTCTTCTGTAAACACACAGACAGGCGCAGTTCTTCTTGATACAGATGATATTGGAGAAGGTGGTACTAATCAATACTTTACAACTGTAAGGGCAGTAAACGCAGTTACAGGTGGTAATTTAGATATGAGTAGCTACGATATAACTACCACAGGAAAGATTTACTTTGCTAATGTATTTAGCACAGAAGGAGATTTACCAAGTGCATCTACGTATCATGGTATGTTCGCACACGTTCACGCAACAGGTAAAGCATACTTTGCACATAGTGGTTCTTGGCACAAATTATTAGATGAAGATAGCAGTAACACAGATGACTTATCTGAAGGCAATACTAATCTTTACTATACAGATGCTAGAGTAAGCGCAAATAGTGCAGTAGCTGCCAACACACTTAAAACAGGTATAACCACTACACAGGCTGATGATATAGTTGCTAATAATGCAAAGGTAGGAATAACAACAGACCAAGCAAACGAGATATCTGCCAATACTTTAAAAACAGGCATCACACAAGCCCAAGCAGACGCAATTGTAGACAATACAGCTAAAGTGGGCATAACCCCTACACAAGCCTCTGAAATAGCAGCAAACACGCTTAAAACAGGTATTACAACCCAACAAGCTGATGATATAGTTGCTAACAATGCCAAAGTAACTCGTAGACCAATTACAGCAGGTGGCAACACTTTAGAAACATCAGAAAGCCTTACGCTTACAGCAGGTAGTAATGTTACAATCACAGAAGCTGATGGTACTGTTACTATTGCCTCAACGGGTGGTGCAGGTAGTATTGATTTAGGCACATCTACAACTACAACTTCTGTTACAATAACAAATTCAGGTGGTACAGATGCTACTATAAGCGAAGCAAGTGGTACAGCAGCGGGTGTTATGTCTACTGCACATCACGACAAGCTAGATGGCATAGCAGCAGGAGCAGAAGTAAACCCGACAAATACTGATGGTCT